CGTACTTCGGTGCCCAGACGGGTTTACACCCTTTGAATAGCCGCATCCGTGGCTAGGGGGTGTTGCCCAGATTGGAGAGATCAGCGATGTCATACACCAAGACAAGTAAGCATCACGTGCACTCCTCCATCAAGGAGGATGTCTTTAATTATGGACAGTGGCAGTTTGGACAAGATGTCAAGTACAGTAACGAATATACCCGTTACTTAACTGGCTCTTACCTTCCTGACCACAAAGCACGTGAGGCCAAAAGTCAAAGTGCAATGACCGCGCTTGACGCAGGTGAGGTGAAACACTACCGTACTGGTAGCGTAGGCGCTTACTGGCAGTGGAATTCCTGGGAACAGTTTTCATCTGTTTCCAAGGGTCTCTACCATACGTCTACCCTCATGCCTGATCTCCAGTCTATCGCGGAAAACAAGGTCCGTGCTAAGGCACTTTCCGCGTTAGGGAGCAAGTTTCAATCCCTAACGTGCCTCGGTGAGCTGCGTGAAGCAGCTCATATGATCCGTCACCCGGCCGTATCCCTACGGTCGAAAATCGGTGATTACGCGTCAAAGATGGCGCGTCGTAGGACTAAACTCCGGCGTAAGCCTAAAGAGTTTAGGAAAGTGGTTGCGGACTCTTGGTTAGAGCAAGCGTTCGGTTGGAAGCCGCTAGTCTCAGATATTGAGAACGGTCTCGCCGCTTATAATGAGTGGCGGGAGAAGACCGCGACTGAAAGTTTTTCCTTTCAGTACATTGCGGATGCCAAAGAGGCAACTTCCAAGACCACGTCGGGCTATAATTTCAGCCACTTCGAATGGTCAACCGATGTATTACATGCTTACTCTTCGCGGTACTACGGTAAGGTATTGCTGAATGTTTCACACAGCAACGACTTCCGTTCATCCTTCGGCCTATGGCCAGAGGAGATTGTAGCGACTGGTTGGGAACTACTTCCTTATAGTTTCCTAATTGACTATTTTATCAATATTGGGGAAATCCTCAATACCAACGTCGCCTACAGTCGGCTGGCGTATGCCTATGTTGGGCATACTCAGAGGCAAATTATTGTTAACTTTGTCTCTGGCAACGCCGTTCAGCCCCCGATGGGGCCCGGCATTGCAGCTCTGATTGAGAGCTATCCAGCCTTTGGTACCACGATCCAACGACACGTCGTGCGTTCCCCTGTCGAAAATATCCCATTGCCTTCTTTAAGCGGCAATCTTAGTTTGAACCTCGGAAGAGGTCTCAACATAGCTGCTCTTATTGCAAGCAGGGGTAAAGACAGGAGGTTTCGCTAACATCAACGGTGCATCTCGCACCCTCAATAGGAGAACCGGACATGACTTGGAGTCCGTCCAGCCCCCTTACTGGTGGGGCACAATCTGACCTGACGTCGCCGACGTACACGTTGACAGCTGACATATTCCCTGGTGGTAATGGGGAACAGCATGCTGTTACCGCTCTCGGAGGCACGCAGACAGGGGTTACAACCCACTCCGCCTCAAGCCCATTTACGATCGCGATGTCGCGACCGCGCGTTGTTAAGACGCTTGGGCCTATCAACGGAGCGGGTATTGTTTCCAACGTACCTCGTAACAACTATGTGGTTATCACGCGAAAGGGTGTAACTCCCTTAGCCAATAACCCAACGCAGACCATGATGGTCCGTACCGAGATCTCAGTGCCAGCCGGCGCTGATTCCTACGATGCGGTAAACATACAAGCTGCGTTGTCCGCTCATATCGGAGCACTTAGCGACCAAAGTTCGGCGCTCGGTGACGTCGCCCAGACGGGCGTCCTCTGATGAAGTTCTTGGCAAGCGTTTTTATAAGCCTGCTGAGGACAAGAACGGAACGTGTTGTTAAACAAGGGGATGCCTCATGGGCTCCCTTTAAGAGGATTATACCATGGAAATTAACCCTGGTGCTCTTTATAGCGCTCTCCACGGCGACTTGCTTCGCGCCGCGGGACGTCACGGATATACTATTGACTCTGATCCAGCTTCTGCTGGGCCAGACAGTGATTCAAGGGGTTTAGCCTCTAACGCACTGTTGCAGTCATTTCTCAAGAAGTTGGAACCGGATACTAACTCTCAGGAGTTGGCCGACGGCGCCATTAAGTTATTTCTGGAAAGCAACCTTGCTTGCCAGGAATGGCGCTACAAGCCGCATCCCGTCCTTAAAGTGATGAAAGACCTTATCGCCAAAGATGTTGAAAGACATTTCCCTGACGAGTGGTCTGACATCCTCGAGGATTTGGATGTAGGACCCGGAGCCTCAATCGCTTCCCAGGGACGAAACTCTTTCCTGGAGAAGCTCTTCTTGAACCCGTTGACGACAACCTCACCTCCTCTTCTTGGGGAGTATCTAAGATACATTTCCATATACCCTTCTTGGATGCAGGCAGAATTACGCCGGCAGTCTATTGCAGGGGTCCGGAAATGGGAGGTTGTACGCGGAAGCAAACTCTCTACCGTAAGGAAGAACTCCCGTATTGATAGAACTATATGTACGGAGCCTTCACTCAACATGATGTTCCAGCTAGCACTCGGCCGAAAGATTGACCGGCTGAGCGCGCGTTACGGATATAATAAGGCTTTGCAGCCTGATCGTAATCGCGCCTTGGCGAAACTGGGCAGCATGAACGGTGGCCTTGCCACAATTGACTTAACGTCGGCTTCCGACCGCATAAGCATGAAGATGCTGGAGTGGTTGTTGCCTGCGAGGTTATACGCGGCTCTGCTTGATTGCAGGAGTCCGGAAACCTTTGTCAATGGCAAATGGCATACTCTACACATGATTTCGTCAATGGGAAACGGTTTTACATTTTCCCTAATGACATATGTGTTTTGCGTGCTTCTCAAAG